GAATATGAAGAACTGCGACCTGACTATCGGCGAGAACGGCAAGGCCATTCTGAAAGCGGACAACGGGGAACTGCATGTCTCGCGGGAGCTGACCGCTTCCGAGCTGAACCGGTTGTCTGCCACGTTGAACAACGGTACACTCACGGAAGAGGCCAAACAGATGCGTGTAACCGGTATGCTGAATACGGTTATCCTGTCGGAAGCGGCCTCACAGAATTTTGAGCAGGGGATGACCCGGCAACAGGGACAAACGGAAAACCTGCGAAGATAAAGGCATGGCGATATGATAAAATGCGTGATGATACAGCTATGCAAGTGTCTGGCGGGAGTTTCCCTCCTTGCGTTGCACCTCCGGTTCTGCTACCTGCTGTTGGGATGGATCGGGACGCTCGTTGTCGTGGGCGTGCAATTAGCCATCGCCGGATGGATGGTCTGGGCGATGATACGCGCACCCGACTGACCGCACTCTACAACAGTTCAACATCAATCAACCCATGTATCACTTGTCCGGATGATCCATGTATCATTAAAGACAAAAAACAGATGATTAAATGTAATGTTACGGTATGCGGCGTTATCGGCCGCGATGCGTCGGTTCGCAAGAACAGAGAGGAAAAGGAGTTTATGGCATTTCCGCTCCGGGTACAGATTCCGGCAACGGGTGGACGGCATACTATCGAGGTGGATGTCCGCAAGGAGTGCAGTCAGGAAGAAGCCACCGGTTATCGGAACGGCTCCCGTGTGGAAGTGAGGGGTACGATGTATCTCAAACGCCGGGGTGACAAGCTCTATTTCAACCTGTTCGCCGATGAAATCTGCAATGCCGCTACGGATGATGCGGATTGCGTCAAGGGTGAGCTGGCATTTCGTGGTAAAGTCGGCCAGAATATCGAGGAGAAAAGGGATAAGAAAGACCAGCCTTATACGGTGTTCTCGGCGTTCAGTGCGGAGAAGGTCGATGACGGCTTCGAATACCAGTGGGTGCGCTTCTTCTGTTTCGGCAAGGAGCGCGATGCGTGGCTACAGCCGGGTATAAAGGTGGATGCCATAGGTGAAATGAACCTGTCGGCACATAACGGGAAAATCAATCTTTCCTGCAAGGTGGAGGAACTGACGCAATATGTGGCGGATTCGTCTAACTATAATCAGTAAGTAATATGGCCGGTTACAGAAAGAAGAATGCCGACGGACCGAACAGCGAGGACAAGGCTCTCGACCTGTTCGCCGAAATGATGATCGAGAAAATCGAGGGCATTCAAAAGGACTGGAAAAAGCCTTGGTTTACCGAGGGTGCGTTGCAGTGGCCTCGCAACCTTCACGGGCGCGAGTACAACGGGATGAATGCTTTTATGCTGCTTTTGCACTGCGAGAAAGAAGGGTACAAGATTCCCCGTTTCTGCACCTTCGATTGTGTTCAGAAGCTCAATAAGTCCGGCAAGGATGGAGAGGAACTGCCGCGTGTCTCCGTGCTTCGTGGCGAGAAGTCCTTTCCGGTCATGCTCACCACGTTCACTTGTATCCATAAGGAGACCAAGGAGAAAATCAAGTATGACGATTACAAGAAACTCTCCGATGACGAAAAGGAACAGTACAATGTTTATCCGAAGATGCAGGTTTTCAGGGTCTTCAATGTTGCGCAGACCAATTTGCAGGAAGCGCGACCGGAGCTGTGGCAAAAACTGGAGCAGGAAAATTCGCGTCCGGCAATCGAGGAGGGCGAGCATTACAGTTTTGCCCCAGTCGATACGATGATAAGGGATAACCTGTGGATTTGTCCGATTACGCCGAAATATCAGAATGACGCCTACTATTCCATCACGAAGAATGAAATCATCGTGCCGGAAAAGGAACAGTTCAGATCGGGAGAATCGTTTTACGGGACACTGTTCCATGAGATGACGCACTCGACCGGTGCGGAGGGTGTTCTCGATCGGTTCAAGCCGACTACCTTCGGTTCTCCTGAATATGCCCGTGAGGAACTGGTGGCAGAGTTAGGTAGCGCACTGGTCGCACAGCGTTACGGCATGACCAAGCATATCAAGGAAGAAAGTTGTGCATACCTCAAAGGATGGCTCGATGAGCTGAAGGAATCGCCGCAATTCATCAAGACAACGCTCCTGGACGTGAAAAGGGCAACCTCGATAATTACCCAGAAGGTGGATAAGATAGCGCAAGAACTGGAACAAAATGTCGGCGAGAAGCAGGAAAACGGAGCGGCGGCAAAGGAGAAGACATTTTATTCCTCTGTCGCGTATCTCCAATTTTCGGATGACACGAGGCCGCTTGACGAACTCCGGGAGAAAGGCGATTGCGAGGGATTGCTGACGCTTGCCAAGGAGTATTACGACGGCAACGGCATCAACGAACAGCATACTTATTTATCAGCCACGAACAACAAGGGTGACAGCCTAATTGCCGAGGATGAGAATTTCGCTGTCGTGTACAACGGGAGTGTCGGGGGAACCTACGAGGTGATGTTGAAATTCACGGAGCAGGAAATTCGCGACCATATCCGGCGTTACGGTGTCGATATTGCCGGAGAGACGATAAAAGAGGTTGCCAGGGAGATGGCGGCGGAACAGTTCTCCGCTTTGGCGCATCAAAAGATTCCGGCCTTCGAGATGCCGAACGGCGACGTGCTGTATGTCGAATATAACAAGGACTCCGATATGCTTGATGTCGGGCAGCCCACCAATGCCGGGCTGGTCGCGCAGCATCGTTTCCCTTACGACCACAATATCGGGTTGGATGCCAACCTGCAAGCCGTGAACGAGAAGCTGAACGAACTGGAAGAGTATCGGGCAGAGCTACAAGAGGCTGAATACAGCGTCGGTATGCGCCGGTAAGGATGGAAAGAAAAAGATGCGGAACCGGTTGGCTCCGCATCTATAATCCGCAAATCCAAATTTCCGCAGAATCCGAAACGAAGCGTTCGATTTTCAGGGAAAAGGACAAAACGAAGCGTTCAAAAAAGGAAAGCGCGCAACACTCAAAAAGCCGAAACAAAAGTTTTGTAATGACCTCTGTTTCGGCTTTATAATTTCATAAAAAATGGCTTTATAACGGCATTAAAATAAGGCTCAAAAGTTTGGCCTTCTGCTTGAAAAATTGTATCTTTGTTCAGTGCTAAGCAGCTGTTTTATGAACTAATTTTTCCTGTTTCTTATACAGCATCATGTCTGTATATTCGGCAGAATAATTCATGTGGGCATTGAATTCCTTTTTTGTACAACCCTCAAAAGGATTGCCAATGGTTTTGTTTGCTCCAATCCATTCACACAGTTCAAGTATGGAGGATTTATTGGATGTGAAATAAACGAAGGAATGCTTTTCGAGTATCTTTAAAACATCCAAATAATCAGACAAGCGCCAATACATATTGTACGTACCAACATCAGTGGAAAGATAAGGCGGATCAATTAAAAAGACGACTCCGGGAACATCCTTATATTGGTTGAATACTGCTTTGTAGTCGCATGATACAATTTCAAGCCCTTTTAAGTAGTCAGAAGACTCCGGATAACCGGTCTTGCGAATGTTGTTATAAAGGACTTCCTTGCGCATTTCGGCTACAGACAATTTATACTTCATGGAGAACATAAGTGAGGATGATAAGGTTATAAAATCCACGTACCCAACATTTAGTTCTTCTTCCTCGATACGTTTAAAAATGCGTTCTCTAAGTTCCCCTTTAATTGGTTTATGTTTGGGTATCGAATTACCCACCAGCTCCCTAATATCGGCAAGCAGTTTATTTGTCTGTGGGATATTTTTCAGTCTGAACCGGTAGTTGTCGAAGTCATTGTAGACAACAGTAGCATCGGGCTTGCTTCTTTTGGCTATATGCGAAAGAAGTCCGGAACCGCCAAACAAGTCCACAAACACGGTATCTTCAGGGAACTGTTCCAAAACTTTAATAAACTCTTTAGCAAACATTCTTTTTTGGCCTACAAATGGCAGTGGTGCAGATAAATTCATATTCTTCATACGTTCAAGTCAAATTTAATGTTTTCAACTCCGGATAACAGTTCCAGAGTCCGGTCAATGTTATTTTCATATATATGCACATTTCCAAGGTCAAGGGTTATGGACTTCAGGGGAAGCTCCACCTGCCTTGCCATCAGATAAAGATGATAAATATCAGCCGGAAGCCCAAGGTTCGCATCAGAACTACGCTGATATGCAGATAGCACCAATTCTCCCTCATCAATTTGGAACTGCACAAGACTCAGGCAGGGTGCCTGGTTGCTTTCCACCCCGGTTTCTCCAAGAAACAGGACATAATTCTTGCTGTTGCGCTTTTCCCGGTTAATCCTGGTTATGAGGGGTGGAAGCTTTTCAAAGTAAGTTGGATAGCTGTTTACAAGGGTATGGCCGCAATAATCCCACCAGGTAATCCCTGCCTCTTTGTATTTTTCCACATCCCGGACTCCTTGCATAAACAGTTTCAATTCCTCTTTCAGCTTTTTCCTGGCTATCCCGTGGCTTTCAAATATGTCAAGTAAATCAGCGGGGGTTAGCATGAGCCTTTCGTTTAATAGATACTTGATACGCCCTTTCCTATTGGTCTGGATTTTGCCCGTTTGGAGTATCTTGTCTAATGTCTGGTAATACTTATTCATGAGCTTTATTTTTGGTTGTACAAAGGTAGCTCTACCGGACAACACAAGGCATCCCCGGCACATCAATCACACTGCACCGAGCGTGCAGTGCTTTCCAAACCGTTTGATAACATCATACACCTTACGTTCGCTTACCGAATATTTATTTGCCAAAAACGCCACTGCATAAGTGGTCTTTTCACCTTGTTTTTTCATGACCTCATACTCCGTATATAAGTCTATGAATCGAAGGTCATCCTGCTTGCCGCCCAAACTTATAAGCATTTCAAGCGGTTCTCTGTTAAATTTAAGTGCTTCAAACAATGTCATATCCAATCATTTTTGTACTTTTGCAATGCCAATCATTTATTTAATGCGTAAAAACGCCACGAGAGTGCGGCAGAGGGCATTGCCCCCGGTCGCGCACTCTCGTGGCGTTTTGTGTTAATAAATGATTGGCGTCTATATTAACAGGCCGGGGGCTTTTTTTATCCCTCCCCCGAAGGGATTGTCAATCACTCAATCCGATATAATTCCAAATTGAACTTGTCCTTTTTTTCCCAGCCTTCAGCCAGAACTGTCTGAATGAATCCTACTGCTTTTGTATAGAAATCTTTCAGTTCTTCTAACTGAGTAAAAGTATGGTATTCCGGTTGTTCATCCGAACCAAACTTAAACGTCACTGGCAGGGTTTCTCCGCCCGTCTGAACGGCCAAATCGTATGCTGCCTTATAGTTGTACTGGTTCTCCACAGAAAGCCATACATGGGCACCATTATAGGCGAATCCGGATAGGATAGCCGCATCAGTCTGGCTGTTATACCAGGACATAACCAATGTGTGGATTTCCTCATCAGTAGGCTTATGCCCGAACTCCTCTTCCATGTAGGAGGCAGAGCCGTTCTCTTTTTCCTGCACATCCCATCGGATGCGCCATTTGTCTTTAACCGGGTTCGTGCATTCCATCAGCGAAACCCCGGAACTTCCTTCAACTCTTCTCATGTAAACACGTATTTGGTTCTACCTTTGCCGAATGTCTCTGTCTTGATGGTCGTTTCAAACGGGAAACCATCCGGCATTTCCTTTATTTGTGCGAGAATATTCTTCATTTC